ACGTAACCCTAAACTCAAGATCATTCAGGCAACTCACACAGGTGAACTTGCTGTAAGGTTTGGTCGTAAAGCTAAAACACTAATTGATAGTGAAGAATATTCTAAAATCTTTGAAACAAGTCTTAGAGAAGACAGTCAAGCTGCAGGTAGATGGGAAACTGCGCAAGGTGGTGAGTATTTTGCAGCTGGTGTTGGTGGTGCAATTACGGGCCGTGGTGCGGATTTATTGATTATTGACGATCCACACTCTGAGCAAGATGCAATGTCAGCAAATGCATTCGACAATGCGTACGAATGGTACACATCAGGTCCACGTCAGCGTTTACAACCAGGCGGACAAATAGTTTTAGTTATGACGCGTTGGTCAAAAAAAGATTTAACAGGTATTTTATTAGATAATCAAAAAAAAGTTAAAGGTGATCAGTGGGAAGTAGTAGAATTTCCGGCAATCATGGACCACGGAGATAACAAAAAACCGGTTTGGCCAGAATATTGGAAATTAGAAGAGCTAGAATCAGTTAAAGCTACATTACCGGTTGGAAAATGGAACGCACAATGGATGCAAGAGCCAACTTCTGAAGAAGGAGCACTAATAAAACGTGAATGGTGGAATAAATGGGAAGAAGAGTTTTTACCAGACGTTACTTACGTAATTCAAAGCTACGATACGGCGTTTTTAAAAAAAGAAACGGCCGATTACAGTGCAATTACCACTTGGGGTATTTTTTATCCTGAAGAAGGTGGTAAACCAAACATAATTTTACTAGATGCACTAAAAGATCGTTACGAATTTCCAGAATTGCGTCGTGTAGCGTTAGAGCAATATAAATATTGGAATCCTGACATGGTTATTGTTGAACAGAAAGCATCTGGAACTCCACTAACGCACGAACTAAGACAAATGGACATTCCAGTGATGACTTTTACGCCAAGTCGTGGTAATGATAAGCACGTACGTGTAAATTCTTGTGCACCGCTGTTTGAGGCCGGATTAATCTGGGCTCCTGACGAACAGTTTGCAGAAGAAGTTATTGAGGAATGCGCGTCATTCCCATACGGCGATCATGATGACTTGGTTGATAGTATGACCATGGCAATCATGCGATTCAGACAGGGAGGCTTCCTACCCCATCCGGAGGATTACGAAGACGAAATACAACCCCCTAGGAAGATGGAGTATTATTAATGTCGGCAATAAAAATTATACAAGCTTTTGCAAAAAAATCACTGACCAAGAACCAAGGTTCAGGGATTACAACTTTGCCAAGTCAATTTATGGCTGAATCAAAAGCTGGTGAAATTGCAGCTATATTACAACAAGCAGGAATGCCTTTACAGCAATTAGATAATTTTATTAGATCAGAAGCAGATTTGTTAAAATTTTTAAATATAATTAAAAATGCAAAACCTGTTAGTACATCAGAAACAGCTAGTGGTGTAGTGCTTCCATTTAAACAAAAAAGAAGTTTTGCAGAAGAAATAGACGCCATGAAAAAAAGTGGTGATATTGTAGATGTTGACGATATTAAAATTAGTGAAAAAATTACAGACAGAGACATGTTTAACAATTCTTTTTTAAACAAACCTACCATTGAAGGACAAATGGACAAAATTAATGCTGCTTCTAATAGAATAAAACAAATTCAAAAAGAACAAGCTGAAATGTACAGACCTAAAACGGATGCAGAGATAAAAGCAAAGTACGATAAAGAAAACCAAGAATCTATACAAAGATTTAAAGATAAAATGAAAAAAGACGAACCAGAAGATAAAGCAACTGGCGGACGTGCTGGATATATCCATGGAGGAACGGTACATCCTGATGGAAGAAGAGGTTTTTTTACAGGAGCTGAAAAAGATTCAAGAGAAAAAGGAACTTCTATATCTCCTGGTACAGATGCTGGAGGAAATTTTAGAGGAGGAGATAATAATCCACCAGAAAATAATAATCCACCAGAAAATAATAATCCACCACCTGTGGTTACAGGAGTTAAACCAGTTACAGTAATTGAAAAAGAATTAGACGAACCATTTGAGTTCAATAAATTTAGTGGCAAGCTAATGACTAAAAGAGATATGTTAAATAAACAAAATTTTATCGATTACGTAAATAGGTTTGGTTATGAGTCAGGTAAGAATGGTTATGCTGATCGTTTATACGACATGTATTCACAAGCAACAGGTACACTAGATAAATCAGAGTTAGATAATATAATAAATTCAACAACTCAAGATTTTACATATTCTAAACAAGGTGATGGAGAAGATATTTTTAAAGATATAATTACTAGAATGAGTTCAACAACTGTTCCAGAAAATCCAGATTTAAATGTACGAAGTAGTATTGTATCAACAAATGGTGAAACTACACAAAGACAATTAAGACCATCAGGTATTTTTGAAAATGGTGTGTTTATAGGAAACACAGCTCCAGCAAGTTTAGGTGTTTCAACCCAAGGAGATTATGTTCAAAATTTAAACCCTCTTCTTGCTTTTGATGCTTTTGAAGAAAAAGCTAAAGGCGGTCGTGCAGGATTCTATACAGGTGGTATCACAGACGTTGAACCGAGTCTTGACGACATTGGACACGGTGCAGATGCATTAAATGCAAGAACTAGATTAATGTCACCCGGTAGTCAGGCCACAACTTCAACAGGATTAAATTATTTACTTGCAGAAGACAATGACAACATGAGAATTCCTTTTGCAGGGGGTGAAAGTGCTAGATATGAAAATTATTATATTGATCCTAAAACAGGAGAATTAAAAAAGAAACCTAAACTTAAACAAAAAGCTGAACCTTTTTATCCAAAAGATTTTAATATTAAAGATTATTATGATCCTAAACCTTTTTATCCAAAAGATAGTCCTTTATCAGAAGTAAAATTTGCAGAAGGTGGTCGTATAGGTTTTTCAGCTGGTGGCGGTGGAAGACGTGCGTTTTTAAAATTAATGGCAACACTAGGTGGTGGGATTGCAGGAATTAAATCAGGTATGATAGGACTTGGTGAAGGAGGTGCTAAAAAAGCTATTACAGAAACTGTAAAACAATCTGCAGGTGGAACTTATCCTCCTCCATATTTTTTTAAACTTGTAGAAAAAATTAAATTTATGGGTGACGATGTAACAGAAAAAGCTGCAACCCAAGAGAGAGAAATTGTTAAGAGATATAAAGATTATGAAATGACCGAAGATATTGGAACAGGTAATATTGTAATTAAAAAAAGAAACGAAGGATCTTTCTATGATCAAGACGGTATAATATCTGATGAGTATATAGTTTATAAACCAGGTCAAGCAGATGAATTAACTAAAGGTAAAAAACCTCCTCCAGAATATGATGAGTATACAGTAAGACCAGACGGTGAAGGTAAACTAAGAGATTCTGAAGACGGTCTAGATAGCATAGATGAAATTTTAGAAGAAGTCGGTGATACTACAGCTATGACACTTAAAAAAGCAGATGGTGGCCGTATTGGTTATGTTGGTGGTGGTTTGTCTAAACTAGGTATTACAGGTTCGTCACGTAGATTTTTAGAAAAAGTATTTGGTAAACAAAAATTTCAAAACTTAATTGAAAACGATCCTGAAATGCACAGAGGATTATTAGAAGTTGCAGAAATGTTTAGATCAAAAGACAAAGCAGGATTAGTTGAATATATGCAAAACTTTTTACCTCAAATGAGTAAAAAAGAATTAGAAGCCTTTGTTGTAGGTAGTGGTGACACTGCAGGTATTGAAGGACAATTAATTAGACTAGGTAGTGGTCGAGATTATAAAAATAAAATAGAAATGATAGAGGAAGCTAACAATCTCAGAAAACTAAAAGATTTTGACATAGAAGATGTAAGTAAAAATGCTGAAGGCGGACGTATTGGTTTTTCAGGCGGCGGAATAATTAGAGCAATTATTACTAAGTCTGCAGCTAAAGCAGGAATGAAACCATATGAGTATATAAAAAAAACAAGTTACAAATCATTACCACCCGAAGTTAAAATGTTTATGTCTAAAGCAGACTTTGAACAATTAAAAATGGGACAAGAACAAATGTATAGTAATTATATAGACATGGCTAAAACAAGACTTGAGTTTCAAAAACAAATCGAAGGTGGTAAAACTACTCCTGCAAGAGAATTGTTTGAGGGTATGGAAAAAACTATGGACGAACAAAGTTATGTACCAAAAAATGTAACCGAAAAAGACATTGGAGAAATAGAACTTATGGTTAAGAACAGATTTAACCAAGGTCGTAAAGACAATGCCGAAGGCGGTCTACAAACCATGTTAGGGGAATAATGGACATAGAAGCAATTCTAGAAATGTATGAGGATGACTACAATCCAAGCTCCACGGTCCCTGGACCACGGAACATGTACAATCAAGGCCAACTAGTACAACCCAACGCCGACGGATCACGGCCCGGGTATAGTGGTGAAAAGAAACTTAACAAAACTATGAAAAAAAGAATAGCTACTTATGACGAGTGGGCTAAAAAAAATAATAAACCTTCATACGCAAGTGGAGAATTACCTAATTGGAAAAAATATGACATAAGAGAAGATAATTGGACTGGAGAAGGCAAAGGTGCGAGATTTAAAGAACCAGCTTTTATGAAAGCAATTAAAAGTGAAGGATCAGCTATACAACAGGTACGAGATTATTTAAATAATTCATTAAAACAAAACAAAGGCAAACCAGTTTTTTTTAAAACAATTCCAGAAATAAAAAAATTAGCTGGAGTGACGAAAACAGGAAAAGGAATTGATGGAGATATATCCAGAGCTTTAACCGGTATGTTTAAAGACAAAGTTCTTCTTAGAAACTTTGATAAATTACCAAACGAAGTTATAGATGAAGTTAAAACTAATTTTTCTGACATTATATCAAAAGATCAATGGAATTTTGATAAATATAGATTTGGTGTAAACAAAGAAGAGTTTACTAACAAAGTATATGATAGAATAAGATCATATGTCCAAGACCCAAAACCAACTAGATATGGATTTGGTTTTAATAAACCAGAAGGTTGGATGTTAGTTCAAATGGACAGAGCATGGAGATCCGGAAATAAAAATTATAAACCTATATATCGAACAGATGGAAGAGTTATAGGTTATGTAGATAAAACTGCTTCAGGACAAGGTAAAAAATGGTTTGTGTCTAAAGATTATATTAAGGGTAAAAATTCTGACGGATTACTGTTAGGAGGTGGAGAAAATTATGATGCACACCTTGATTTTACTGAAAATAAAAAATACCATGACATAGTTCAAAAAGCTGGAAAACAACCCAATAGAGCAATTACACAAATTTTAAAAGATGGTGGTATAGATCAAAAAGTACAGTTAAGACATATTGTAAACTATCTTTTAGATAATAGCGATTTAAGCACTACAAAAAATAGCATTGTAAGACACCACAGAGGTTCTTTACAAAATGCAACACAAGATTTACAAATTTTAAACAGAATTCAAAACGCTAAAGTTATAGGAATTGAAAAACGTATAAAAGATGGAATAATTAAACCTGATGACATAGCTAAACTAAATAAATTTGGTGTTAGCGTAAGAGATCCAAATACAGGAACACTATATGGAAAAGGTCCAACAACTGCCGAAGGTGGTTTAAAAAAAATAAATGAATTGGTTTTAAAAGGTTCTACTAATCAAGAACTATATGGAAAAGATATAAAAGGATTACAAGATTTTAAAAAAAAAGATTTTAATAAATTAAAACAATATTTATCAGATTTAGGTTGTCCTAAAAGTCTACAAAAAGCATCAGGTGGTAGAATTAAATACAGTAATGGAACATCATGTGCAATCAAAGGTAGAGAAGTTTTAGAAAAAGGATTAAAGAATGGATTTAAAAATGCTGACGTTGGTCTTGCACAAAAAATTTTAGGCACTGGTAAATTTTTAAAAGATGCTGTATCGCTTAGAGGTTTGTTTGGTCCTGCAGCTTTAGCATTTACTGCAGCAGCAGAAGCAGGAATTGTAGGCTATGATATGTTAGCAAGTGGTAAATCATTTAAAGAAGCAGTTGGTGTTAGTATATTTAATTATGCATTAGGTGATAAAACTAAAATAGATTCTGATGAAGAGTTTATGAAAAGATTAAAAAATATAAAAGTTGGACCACAAGGTTATCAACGTATGGGTGAAGCAGAGATTGGAAAAATGATGGCATTTAAATCAGCATTAGATGATATTAATTATGGTGGAGATTTATATAAACAATTAAATGCAATAACTGAAAATAGAAAACAAATTGATAGTAATCCTGAAGATGCTTTTAATCAAAACGCTTTTCAATTAGATTTAGATAGACAGGAAGACAAAGTCAGAGCAGACATTAGAGATTTTAATAAAGTAGGGATTCCTGATAAATTATTAGGGGTAGATTATGAAGGCGGCGCTAAAGCTACAGAACTTGCAAATTTATTGGTTAAACAAGATCAATTAAAAGATGCTGGAACAGCAGGTGCTTTACCCAAAATAGATGAAGGAGTTGCAAGAGATTTAAAACAAACAAAGTATGGAATAGAAAATTTATTTAAAGGACCTACTGGTTATGAGGGTGCAGTTCCTTCAGAAATGAGTTACATTATGTCAAAAATAAAAAATGAACCAGATAATAATTATGGTCTTTTTGGACCAGCACAACTTATGGAAGGAGGCATAGCTAGTTTAAATGTCAATAAAAAATAAACCAACAAACAAGAAACCAAGTTTATCAAAAAAACTTCAAGCTAATCCTGGTTATAAATGGTGGGCAGTGCCACCTAAAAAGGGACCGCTATCACAGGGGTTGAAATTACCACCAAAACAAGTTAAGAAAGTCTAGGAGAACATATATGGCAGAAATAGACAAGTCTCTCCCTAACGATAAACGACCTGATGAAGTTGCAGAAGAGGTTGATGTTACGGAGATCGAAGAATTAAAAGGACCAGTAGAAGTTACAGAAGACGAAGAAGGGGCTACAATTGATTTTGACCCTAGCGCAATGCCTTTACCAGAACAAGGTGATCACTTTGCAAACCTAAACGAATTACTTCCAGAAGAAGACACGAGTGAAATGGGCAGTCAGTTACAATCTGATTACATGGAATATAAAACATCTCGTAAAGAATGGGAACAAGCGTACATTGAAGGTTTAAGTTTATTAGGATTTAAATACAGCAATAGAACAGAACCTTTTCAAGGAGCATCAGGTGCAACTCACCCTGTGCTAGCTGAAGCAGTCACTCAGTTTCAAGCGTTAGCTTACAAAGAATTATTACCTGCAGACGGACCTGTTAGAACAATGGTGATGGGTAAGTCAGACCCACAAAAAGAAATGCAGGCACAAAGAGTTAAGAATTTTATGAACTATCAGATTATGGATCAGATGAAAGAATATGAATCTGATTTTGATCAAATGTTATTTTACCTACCTCTATCAGGTTCAACATTTAAAAAAGTTTATTATGACGATTTATTGGAACGAGCTGTTTCTAAGTTTGTTCCAGCGGATGACCTTGTTGTTCCGTACACGGCTACCTCATTAGACGATGCGGAATCAGTCATTCATGTTGTCAAGATGTCAGAAAACGATTTAAGAAAACAGATGGTATCTGGATTCTATTCTGACATCGAGTTGACAAAACCAA